ATTAGAAGTCAAACCATTGCAAGAACTGAGATTACCAAGATAATGAATTTGGCATCTCAAAGTTGGGCCGAGTCACAAAAGAAAGTTTTGACTAAAAAATGGATTGTTATTTTAGATGGGAAGGAAAGACCTTCGCATAATGCCATGGCGAGTTACCCAACAATACCTTTAAATGAAAAGTTTAATGTTGGAGGCAATTTAATGACTGGGCCCGGTGATAATTCCGCACCTCCGGGTGAGTTGGTTAATTGCCGATGTGGACTTATGTTTTTATAAATAATTTGGTAATTATGAATTTTTATTATATTTGCAATCAATAGTAGAAAATATGAGAGATTATAAAATAAAGTCAGAAGGAGAGATTACTAACGTAGATGTAACTAAACGTATTGTTTCGGGTTATGCATCTAAGTTTGGTAATATTGATCTTCATAATGACATGATGATGCCCGGTGCATTCACAAAGACTATTAAAGAACGTGGGCCACAAGCAAAGAATGAAATTTGGTTTTTACATAACCATGATTCAAGCTTGCCATTAGGAAAGCCAAGTGTTTTAAAAGAAGACAACTATGGTTTGTATTTTGAGGCATCTATTGTAGATACTCAAATAGGTACTGATAATTTAAAACTTTATGAGGCAGGTTTAATTAACCAACACTCAATAGGGTTTTCAACTATAAAGGAAAGTAAGGTTGAAGGTAAGAGTGCAAAAGATTCTTACTATCAAATTCAAGAAGTTAAATTGTACGAATTTTCTTCGGTTCTTTGGGGTGCTAACCCAGACACTCCATTTATGGGGATGAAGGCTTTAGATGCCAAAGGATTGCAAGAGAGATTCGATAAACTTTACAAGCAATTGAAAAGTGGAAATTTAATGGATGAAACTTATGAATTGTTAGAAATAGAGTATAACTTTATCAAGTCGGAATTATTTAAACTAATCAATGAGAGAGAGAAGTCGGTAGAACCCACTCCACCCATTATTGATCCAGTAGAAGAAGAACGTAAGAAAAGTGTAGAGTTTTTGTTAATTTTAAAGGAAAATTTAAATAAATAATAGTTAATATGGAAGATATTAAAAAACTTGTTGAGGAAGTAAAAAGTGACCTTAACGAAATGATTCAAAAAGGTGTTGGTCGTGAAATGGAAGGCTTAGGTCTTGCTGATTTAATCGAGAACACTAAAAATGCTGGTGAGAAATTAGCTTCTTTAGAAGATAAGTTAGGTAACGTAGAGAAATCTTTATCTGATGCTATCTTAGATTCTAAGACTAAATCTGTTGAGCAACCGGAGAACTTTGTAGCTAAGGCTTTCGAGGCTAATGCTGATAAATTCAAATCTTTGTCTTCTCGTAGAGATGCAGCTTTTGGAATGAACTTTAAGGCCGTAGGTGATATGAACCTTACTGCTAACATTGGTGCAGGTTGGGCAGCTTCTATTGCTGGTCTTTCTAACACTATCATCACTGATCCAACTCGTGCTATCCACTTGCGTGATTTGATGCGTAGTTCTACAATTGAGCAAAATGGTGTGTTCAAGTTCGCTAAGAAGACTGGTTCTGAAGGTGGTGCTGCTATCCAAACAGAAGGTTCTGGTAAAGCACAGGTTGATTACGATTTCACAATCTCTGAGGTAACCCCTAAGACTATCGCTGCTTACGCAAAGATTTCTAAGCAAATGTTATCTCGTTTGACTTGGTTACAATCTTTTGTTTCTACTCAAATGTTAAATGATTTGTTAGACATCGAAGATACTAACTTGTATGACTATGCAGGAACTTCTGCTTTCGCAGGTCTTTATGAGTCGGCATCTACTTACACTCCATCTGGAACTGTAACTATTGCTTCTAATCGTTGGGATAAATTAGCTAACTCAATTGCACAATTGAAAGCTGCGAGATTTGCTCCTTCTGTTATCTTGGTTAATCCAATTGATGAAATGGAATTGTTGATTAACAAAGAGTCAAGTGCTGGTTATTCTCATCCTGCTTTATTGTTAGGACAAAGAATGTCAATCGCTGGTGTGCCAATCGTATCAACTGATATTGTTACTTCTGGAACATTCTTAACTGCTGATTTAAACAGAGCAGCTGAATTGTTATTTGAAGATAACATCATGACTGAATTTGCTTACGAAGATGGTGATAACTTCACTAAAAACTTAGTAACTGTGCGTATTGAGGAGTCTATTGCAATGCCAATATATTTCTCTACTGCAATGAGAAAAGGTTCTTTCGCAACTTCATAGTTTTAGTTTTCATTTTATGATTATGTAAGCCTACTTCCCATGTGAACAGTAGGCTTATTTTTTTAAAATTTTAAATATAAAGTTATGCCAAGTGTAAAATGTATTAAGATGTTTCATGATATTGTATTATCAAGAAATGTCGAAGAAGGTGAAATAATTCAATACGATGTCGAAAGAGCAAATAGCTTAAATTCATTAGGTTATGTAGAAGTGATTGTTAATACCGATCCGGTAGAGCCTCCACAAGACAAAGCATTAAACCCTACTTATAAGAAGAAATAATGACTTACGAATTAGAACCTGTAAGAACACAAGGGTTGGATGTTACAATAACATCTGATGCTTTAGCTATTCCAATAACTTTAGCCGAAGTTAAAGATCATGTAAATGTAGATTTTGCCGATCACGATGCCCAACTAACTAATTTGTTAGCATCGGCATTTCGTGAGGTTGAAATATTTACTCAAAAGGCTTTAAAGACTAAAACATTAAGACAATCTTTTAAGGAGATTAATGGAACTATCGAATTGGTTTATAGTCCTGTTCAATCTATTACTTCGGTAACGGATGCAAATAATGTTGCATTAGCTTATACATCAAGTGTTGATAAAACTAAGATTAGTGCTTATTCTGCAAGTGGTATTAAAATTACCTTTGTTGCGGGATATACTTCATTACCTGCCGATTTAAGAAATGCGGTATTAGATATTGTAGCCGTAGATTTTGATAATAAAGTTGAAGATAAAAGATTAGCTTTAAAAGCTATTAAAGATAGAATTAGACATTATCGCCCAATATATGTATAATAAGTTAAATAGAGTTAAAGGGATATTTAAACGAAAACTATCGGGCACATCCGATGGTGCGGGAGGTTTATCGGGGGTAACATATTCAAGTTATACCACAAGTATATACTTTGCGGAAACAAGTTCGTTCTATGGGAATTATGGCGGTATTAGAAATATTGAGAGTGCCAACTTTGGCACAAATCAATCCTTTGAAGGAAAGATGAGATACCGAACCGAATTTATTCCAAGAACAACTGACATCTTAGAAGTTAAAGGTATTGAATATGCTATCTCTAATATTATGGATGAGGATTTTACTAAAAAGTATTTAACTTTTAAAGCAGCAAGAAGAAGTGATTAAAGTTAAATTTACGGGAGCAAAAGTTTTTTATAATAAACTTGAAAGGGCATCTAATCAAAGGATGGATGATATTATGAGAAGTCTTGATGATGAGGCTAAGATGATTGAAATGAGATCACTTAGAGATGTTCCTATTTATGAAGGTGATTTAATGCGAAGTCAATATGTTAAGCAAAAAAGTACAAGAAACTTTAGTGAACACGAAATTGGCTTTACCGCAAAACACGCAGCTTACAAGGAATTTGGTACTGGGCCCGGATTGAATTTAGGTGGAGAGTATAGTGAGTTTAGCGATTATGCTAATAAATTTAAAACAACAAATTTTCCTTCTAATAGTACAAGGCAAAAGAAATACTTAATAAGTGCATTTATTCTTGCAAGAAGGGGATTTGATAGAAAGGTTAAAACAATAATGAAAAATATACTAAAATGATAAATAGGGATTGTGCTTATGATTTACGAAAGGCTTATTTTCAAACATTAAGTGGTATAACTTATAATAGTCAAGCGGTTAGTGTATATGATGAGATTGTTCCAAATGGAGCAGTTTATCCATGTATTGTTTTATCCAATCAATTATCAAGAGGGGTAAGAAGTAAGGATAGCTTCCAAAGGGATGCTACAATAGAAATATGTGTTATTCAAAAGTACACTTCGGATGAAGGTGGCAAGAAAGAAGTTAATGATATTGCCAATTTAATCATTGCAAGAATTATTACTTCTAATAATACTTTTGGCTTTAGTCAATATTTAACTACTTGGCAAGTCATAAATTGTGAATATCAAACAAATTCATTAATATTACAATTGCCTACAGGTTGGCAAGTAGAACAAACAATTTTGTTCTCTCAATTATTAAATCAATTAAATTAAAAATAATATGGCATTAATTCAAGGTACAGACCTAAGGGTCTTCATAGGTGGAAATAAAATTATTAACGAGCAAACTTGTGATATTGAGTTATCAGCAAGTATGATTGAAACTTCTTCAAAAGATAGTGGAGATTGGGCAACGGCAATACCGGGTCGTAAGTCATGGGGTTTGTCAACAACTTTTCAAGTTGATTATGCTGATCCAGCAACAACAACAACTTATGATATTATCCAAGCTGCATGGTTTGCTGGAACTGCATTACAAGTTGCATTTAAAACTTTAAGCACTACTGTTGGTAACGTAGTATTAACTGGTTCTGCTTATGTTGAATCAATGCCTGTTAAATCGGGTGATCAAACAATTGCAACCGTTGATTTAAAATTAAAGGGTACAGGTACTTTAGTTCCTACACTTGTTCAATAAACTATTGAGATTCAATTTTTTTGTTTACATTTGGGGTAGGGAATTTCTCTACCCTATTTGCTTTTAACACAAAACCAAAACAAACAATGCGTACAATAACATTTGAAAACAAAAAAATCACATTTGATTTCTCGCTTGGTTGCATAAACGATGTTTATGTAAAAGAATTAGGTGGCGAGTTTAATGATTTAGTTAATATGCAAGAGTTCGAAAACGACCCAAGCAAGTTAATTGACATGACTCGTGATATGCTACTTAGTGGCCACATCTATCACTTATTTTGTAATGGAGATGATGAATTAGCTGAATCATTATTAACTAAGCTTAAATCATCAAGAATGATTGCAACCAAGTGGTTAATGCAAGCTAAGGTTGTTAATGTTGTTGAATGGATTACTAATGACTTAATGCCAAGTGATTTAGATCAACCATCACAAGATACAACTATAAAAAAAAAGAGATAATTAAGTGGGGTAGTATCCTCACAAGAATTTATAGAACTGGATTGAAACCATGGGAGTGGAAAAGGATGACCTTAGGGGAGTTTCTTGACTATGAACATGGTTTTGAATTTAGAAAGGCTGAGGATTGGGATATTACAAGAAACTTAATGTGGGCATCCTTAGCATCAATGGGTGGGGACAAAGTTCCTAAGCCTAAAGACTTGATTCCATTGTGGACTGACAAGATAGGTAAACGTATAGAAAAAACAAAAGAAAAAGAGTATCTTTCGGATGATATAGTAAAACAATGGGTTAATTCATTAAAGTAATGGCAGAGAATGTTAATGAACATAAGGTAATTTTTTCGGCTGATATAGCCGACATAAAAGGGAAGTTACAAGAATTACAAAAAGCAATGCAAGATGCTGGTGTCGTAACTGCCACCGCCGGGAACCAAATGGCAAATTCCATGGGAGCATCTATGGCTAAAATTGGTTCCTCATTATCTTCTCTTGGCACTTCTTTATCTGTTGGATTAACTGCACCATTATTATTACTTGGTAAATCTGCATTACAAACATCTGCCCAAATGGAGCAGATTTCAGTTTCATTTGAGGTATTTACTGGATCAGCGGAAACCGCAAAAGAAATGTTAGGTCAATTAAAAGACCAAGCAATTAAATCTCCAATGCAATTTCAAGACATTACTAAGGGTGCTCAAACACTTCTTGGTTATGGTTTAACGGCATCACAAGTTATTCCTATCACTCGTATGTTAGGTGATGTATCTGGTGGTAATGCTGATAAGTTTCAAAGATTATCATTAGCATTTGGTCAAGTTAATGCAGCAGGTCGTTTAATGGGTCAAGAGGCTCGGCAAATGATTAATGCTGGCTTTAACCCATTGCAAGCCATAGCCGATAAAACGGGTGTATCAATGGCGGTATTGACTAAGAAAATGCACGATGGTCAAATTAGTGTTAAGGATGTTGGGGATGCTTTTATTTACGCAACAAGTGAGGGAGGTAGATTCTTTGGAATGGCCGATAGGCAATCTCAAACATTACAAGGTTCATTTAATAAATTACAAGAGTCGGCAAAATTTGC